AATACCATCTACACCTGTAACAGCTTGCTCTACTAGGTTTAAGTTATTGTTGGTAGTTGATCCCCAGGTACCAGCCTGCTCACCATCTCCAATGAGGGTAAGTTTTAACGAACTTGAATAGGTTGATGCCATAATATGTCCTTATTGATTATTGTCTATCACAACCCATGAGTTAGGTTGAGTATTATTTATTTCAGTCCAAGATACTGAATTATCATTGTTTATTGCTGCCCAAGTAACAGATTGGTCATCGTTTATTTTAAACCATCCACGAGGGAATTGGGAATCTAATAGTGCAAATGTTTCAATAATAGAAGCTTGGAACTGAGCTACTACGCTAGGAGCATCAGCTAAGTTAGAGTTCTCTGTTAAAGATACATTAAAGTTGGTAATAGCTGTATTTGCATCAGCAGCGTCAAGATTCTCTGTAATTGTAAAGAAGAACCCTTGGACAATGGTTACAATATCTGCCATTGTAATGTCTTCATTTCTTGAAACTAAAAAGTTAGTTATAGCTACATAAGCATCTGCCATCGTCATGTCTTCTACAACGCTCTGTGCAAACTGAGCTGTGATACTTGTTGTATCAGCAAGGTCTACATTTTCTGTTTGTGACGCTATAAACTGAGCTGCTATAGATCTTATATCATCCATCGTAAACGGCTCAACACGCTCTTGTAACGCTGCAAAATAAACATCTCTTACATCGTCCATAACAACATCTTCTGTTTTGCTTACAGAAAACTGAGCTTCTATAGCTGGTGTATCGTTTAAAACTGAATCTTCTGTAATACTTGATAAGAAATCAGCTGTAATAGTATTAACATCATTCATTGCTACAAATTCATTAATAAGCCCAAAGAAATCACCTGTTGTAGCATCAATATCATTTATGACAACATTTTCTGTAACTAGCAGGTCAAACGCAGATATCTGGCTACTTGCATCAGCCATAATAATATCTTCAGTTAAAGATAGTACGAACGAATTACCGCCTAGTCCAGCAAATGTAGGTTGAGCAAAGGCAGCGTATCCAAACATTATGCTGTATATGTTCCTGAAGCTGTGAATTGCATAATTGTATTAGCGCCTGATGTTGTAATTGTAGGGCTTCCTGTAGTTGTACCTGAATAGTTAGCAGTTGGTACAGATATAATTACCACACCTGATCCACCATTTTTACCCGCCTGAGAACCAGAGTTTGGGCCTTGAGAACCACCACCGCCACCACCTCTGTTTGCTGTTCCAGCTGTTGAATTAGCAAATAAGCCACCATTTCCGCCACCGCCATTTCCGCCAGTTACAGTTGAGCCTGTAGTACCTGAACCACCGCCAGCATAAAATACCGCTGACCCTGTAATAGAGTTAGATAATCCTACACCACCTTGTGTTCCTGAACCTGCTGCACCTGCTCCACCACCACCCGCAGATGTACCTTGTCCACCTGAGTTGTTACCCCCAGCATTACCTTGACCTGCTGTTCCAGATCCGCCTGTAGCATCACCAGCACCAACTGGATCTCCACCACCACCACCAGAACCACCATTTTTTGAAGCTGAACCATTTGGAATTCCGCATCCACCACCAATAGCTGTAAGCCCTAATCCTGTTGAGTTAGTCCCAGCAGACGGTGTTGTACCTCCCGCACCGACAACAAATGAATATGTAGTTCCAACAGTTAAAGTTGCTGATCCTGTTAATAGTCCACCTGCACCTCCACCTGATGAAGCATAAGTTGCTGAACCTAATAGATTACCACCTGATCCTCCACCAGCAACAATTAAATAAGAAGCTGTATAAGTAGCACCTGAAGTACCTGCATTTGCCCAACCACCTGAAGTATTGTAAATCTCTAGTTGTCCAGTCGTTGTGTTATAACCTTGAGTACCCATTACTGGACTTGCTGGGCGTGTAGCAGTTGTCCATGTAGGATTATTTAATTGGCCTGAAATAGTAGGCGAAGCAATCGTTTGCCCTGAAGCTATTAATCCACCTGTAACCTGTGTTAATGCCATGATTTATCCTTATGCTGTGTATGTGCCTGAAGCTGTATATGTTAAAATTGTATTAGATCCGCTTGTTGTAACTGTAGGGCTTCCTGTAGTTATTCCTGTATATTTTGATGTTAGGATACTTAAAATAACTACGCCTGAACCACCAGCACCTCCGCCTCCGCCTCCGCCCATAACACCACCGCCACCAGTATTTGGACTTCCACCGCCACCAGCACCATTATTTCCGAATGTATAAGGGGGAGAACCTAGTCTACCTCGTCCTCCACCTGCATAATATGTAGCTGTTCCTGTGATTGAAGATTGTAGTCCATCTCCGCCATTAAGGTTTCCGCCAGCTACGCCAGCACCGCCACCGCCACCGCCACCGTTTGAAGTTCCAACGCCACCATTATTACCTTGCCCTGCAGTGCCTGAGCCAGCAGTGTTACCATTAGCTGATGCTCCACCTGAACCGCCACTTATACCAGTATTATTATTTAATGAACCGCCTCCGCCACCGCCTATAGATGTTACAGTAGTTAAACCTGTTCCACTTAATACTGAATTGGTGCCTGATCCTCCACGACCACTTCCAGTACCGCCACTGCCTCCAGCACCCACTGTAATAGTATAAACTGTACTACTAGTCAATGTTACAGATGCAGTAAGATATCCACCAGCACCACCGCCACCGCCAGCAGTTCCGTTACTTCCATCCATACCACCACCACCACCGCCCGCAACTACTAAATAGTCAGCAGTAATAATTTGTAACGGCCAAGTGCCATTTAAAAGAGCTTCTTGTATTTCAGGTAAAGAAAATCTACCTTTTGCACTAGAGGTTGAAGTGGCATTAAATTTACCCACTATTCCGCCATTATGACGTTTCATTAATTTATTTCCTCATATGAAACAACAATTTCTAAGTCTCCGTTAGCAGAAGCTAAAGCTGTAATTTTGTCACCTTCTTCAAGATAAATATGTTTGCTTATTAAATCTAATGTTGCATCAGCAGGGACTGTAATTGTATGAGCTAATTTATATGATGTTGTATTATCTGCGTTATAAAACGCTACTGTAGCATCAGCATTAGCAGCGCCATCTACGTTTGCTACATAAATAGCATTTATTTTAAATACTTTACCACTTGCTGCTGTATTAGTCACAATATCTGCACTAGACGTAGTAAGGGCTGCTCCTGTGGTTTTTCCTGTAATTGTTGTTACATTGACTATATTGGGTGCTGCCATATTATCCTCCGCCAAATACAATTGTCATAGCAATTGCTTTTCCTGTTGTTGTGCCACCTAAATTAGATAGCGCTGTTGAAGCTGTTGTAGCCCCAGTACCACCACCTGCTACTTGAAGTACGCCAGATGAGTTTACGTTAGAACCTAGTGTAGCTAAATTATCTGCTTGTGACATATTTTATCCTTGTGTTACTTCTTTCCAAGAAGTTGATGTTTCATCCCACTCATATACTTTACCGTCATCTGGCATAGGTGTTGGAGCGTCCCATGTCCATGTTTCTTCATTAAGAACCCAAGAATTAAAAGGTTTAGGGGCTATGAATACATCGTTTTGTGCATCGTATGTGTAACCAATTCCAGCGTAGTTACCTCTTAAAGGTCTGCCTTCTGGGTGTTGATTACCATGGGTATTATAACTTGTTTGTAGCCAAGTACCTGGACTTGAATCTACGAATGTTTCAAAAAATTCTGGTTCAGCCACGATGACCTGTGTAACTTTACCGTCTACTACTTTTGCAAAATGACTCATTGTTTTTCTCCTTATTCGTCCGCTGGTTCTGGTGTATTGCCTTCTTCAAGCCATTTAAGGTAGGCTTCTGCTGTAATTAAACAACTTTCTTGAGTGCCATCTTCCCATTCACGCCATACAACCTTTTCTTCTCCAGTTTCTGGGTTTTTAATTAATTTCCATTTTGGTTCTATCATAGTTCACATCCTGTAAATTCAATTTTGCATCCACCTGAAGAGCCTATTCTTAGTGTTGTAGGTTGATTTGCAGTAAGGCCTGTAACAGTCACATCTACTGAAGCATACTGTGTATTTGATTCACTAAATGCCACAGCAGAAGCTGCTCTTGCAAATGGTGGAGCTAAAGCAAATCCTGTTGGGTTTGTAACAGTAATACCTGTAGGAGCAGTTCTAGCCGTAACTGGAAATTGAAACACCACTCTACCTTGTGTAGTGCTTATTGTATATCCAACAGCAGAAAAAGAGTCAGCAACTACAGGACCAACCATAGGACAGTATCTTTGACACAACTGTAGTTCTGTTGTGTACATTCTGCGTTCAAATGGTGTTGCTGATGTGCCTACTTCTAGTTGGACACCTGTGATGTAGAATGTAGCTCCGTTAGTGCCTACGACTGATGTAGCACCTGTTGCTGAAAGAAAGTTAGAACCAGACCAAGACCCAGCAGTTCCACTAAATGTTGAACCAGTACCAAGACTAAATAATAAATACATTCCAATACCGTTAGTTGTTAGCCAAGTTCCTGATGTATCACCAGCAATTGTTATTGTTTCTTTTTCCCAAGTATTTGCTGCAGTAATTGTATAGCTAAAAGGATAACTTCTATTACCAGCACTATTCTGAATAACACCCCCAAAAGTTCCAGTTAATGAGCTTCTTACCCAAAATGATAATGTTACTGTTACTGCACTTGCAGTTCCCCAAGCTAAATCTGATATATTCAAACCTTCAATTTTTTGTTGAACTACATAATAATCACTAGCCCCTAAAGATGTTGCAGCTAATGAAGTGCATCCCAAATAATTTGTAAATCCTGCTGGAGGTGTTACACTACCTGCATTTTGTTGCACAGAAAATTTGGAACTTACAGTTGATCCTCCTTGCCATCTATCAAGCGTATATTGATTAGAGGTAGTAATAGTAACACTAGCACCAGCATTTCTCTGATCTATCCTCATATCACCATTTATAATACGATTACGTAAGAATGATGAGGACATAGCTAAAGTGCCTACAACTGTAGCATTCTGTGATGTATCTATAGTAAGAGCAGCTGATCCGTTTGTGGATAGTCCTAATGTGTTTGTGCCGAAATACAAACCTGTATCTGTATCTGAACCTGTAATGGCTGGAACCGCAGCTGTGCCGTTTACATTAGTAATACCATTAGTGCCGTCTAAAATAATAGCCATGTTTTACTCTTGTATAGGTTGGTTAGGGTCTGGTGACCAAGTAATGTTGCCCATAATTGTTTGTACTTCGTCTACGTCTGTAGCTTCAACTACCGCTAATCTTGATGTGTCTGCTGTAGTACGTATTGACTGGCGCCAAGTATTCCATTCCGTTGACATCGGAGTATTTGTTTCCACAGATTTTACCACCATCCAGTCACTTGGTAAAAGGATAGAATATGCAGTTTGGTTAATTTGTGTGACTGAGCTTGACTTGACAGTATCTAAATCTTTAGGTGTATTTACGTAAGTTAAAGTCGCTTCGTTTAACTCGGTTGAGACCCAGTAGTACTGATCATTTGCTGGGCTATTCGTAGCGATCACTTCTTCTAACCCGATTGCTTCTTTTTGTTCAGGTGTGGATAAGTTTAACCAGTTAGATGGGTATTCTACGCCATCTATAGTAAACTGCGTTCCTTCCTGTATATATTGTCCGTCTGTTGTTGAGTACCACATAATTTAGTCCTTATTTAAATATTCTATTGCTTTGGTTAATATATTAACATCATCTTTTAGTAAACCTATAGAACGATTACATTTATCACATAATAATCCTCTTACTTTACCTGTTTTATGACAATGGTCAATAGCAAGTCTAGTTTTCCTATTGTTAGGAGGAGGAGAGCTGCATATTGCACATACCCCATTTTGCGCTTCTAACATTTTTTCATAGTCTTTAAAGTCTAAACCATAAGCTCTTTTCATGTGAAGCTCAAGGTCATATTCTTTTGTTTGGCTTCTGCCATGTTTATAATTAGGTGATAATTTACCTTTAGGGTATTGTTGGCATCCACATGACTTTGCCCTGCCTGAGGTCATTAAACTATAACCAATTACTTTTTCAGTTCCACACTCACATTTAGTTAAATACTTAAAACTACTATTACCAGTTCTTTCATCTAACATTTTTAACAATGTTAGTTTATTTATTTTTCTGCCTGACTGGTCTGTATGAAATTTTCCTCTAGGCATAACTTATCGGGCGAGAGAATTTTTCAGCGGATTCTCTGCAAAAGCCATTACTATGTGAGTATTTCCATTGTTGTTTGCACCAAAAGCTGATGTTCTAATTTTAAAGCCATTAGCAGTAAAGTCCATCACAGGATTTACACCATTATCGTCAGCATTAGATTGATTAGGAAATAATCTTGTGAATTCAGGATTGGTTGTGTTTCTTGCAGAGTCTACAACTTCCCAATTAGTGCTTCCATTTGCAGTATCTTTATACATAACATATTTAGGTCTAAAGCCACAATATACGAATGGTCCATCAGCACTTCCATTACCAACATAACTTGTAAACTTACTAAACCCTGCTATTTCTGCCCAGCAATATCCAACATAAGTTCCGCCTGAAGCATTTACACCGCTTGTAGTTTTTACACTAAATACAGTTGATGTAGGTGCAGTATCATTCCATAAGTCAGAAGTTCCAGCAGCGTCAGTTGTATTTAAATATATTCCTTTAGTTGCACCAATAGATGCATGATAACAAACCCAATAGTCCCCAGAAGCATTTCTACGTTTAACAATAATAAATTTAGGTGCAACACCTAAACCATGTCCAATCGTAGCAGCAACGCCTGTTCCCGTATAAGTCACCACACTAAACCCAGCAGTTGCATTTACAGATACAGTAGATGTAATAGTGCCTGAAGTGTTAGATGATGTTGAGCCTTGTCCAGCTTGCCATTGCCATGCTACATAGTTTTGACCACTAACATTTCGTGCCATGCTTCCAGTAGCACCAAGAGTAAACCCATTACTATTAAAGCTAGTTAATTCTGAATTTGTTCCTTCTGCCGCTGTAGTATTAGAAGCCAAGAAAGCAGAAACACCTCTTACAGAGTCAGCTAAAGTATGGTCATAAGTATTAGTACGAACTTTAATCCATAAAAAATCTGGTCTAAATGCACCTGCATTAGTAATCGTTTGACCTGTGTTGTTACCTGCATATAGCGTTGCATCCATCACAGTATTACCTTTTACAACAGTGCTATTAGGTAGGTTAAATGTGTTTAGTCTTACAAAGCCTGTAGGAGGTGTGTATGAGAATGGGCGTTGTCCGAAGTTAAATGTTGCACCTTCTTGGTAAGCAAAGAACCAAGGCAATAAATCACCTGTGGTTAAAGTAGCAGTTTCATTTGTTCCACTTGATGGATTACCTGTTGCCGCACCTGCTGAATTATAAAATGTATTATTTCTGCCAAAATATACTTTACCAGTTGAACCATCATAACAAATTTGAAACACATCAGAAGTTGTTGAACCGCCAGATACAGCAGTTACAGTTCCTGTTACTGGAAGTTGTATTAGTGTGTTATTTCCAATATACCATTGTACTGAATTTGCAAAGTTAGCTTGATTTCCATTTAAAGGAACGTTAGAGGGTGCAATACCAAAAGTAGAAAGATTACTGGGTCCTGAATTTTGAGTAAGTTGAATTTCCCAATAAAATTTACCTGATGTTGGTAGTCCTATTGTTCCTAAAGCACCTAAAAATGATGTTGCTGAATTTGTTGCCCTTAAATTACCTTCAGTCAATGTAGCTGGTGCATTGCCTACGGCATTACCTAATGGGTTCATTACAGCATAATTAGCTACAGTCGCACTTGTTAGCGTAGGACTGTCTATCATAGCATCATAGGTGCTCCCTGCGGTCACGGATATGTTATTAGTATTCCAAAAGTTTCCGTTACCTGAGAAGTCTTTACCTAGTCCTGCATTAGAGCCGCTTGTTAAAGCTATATCAGTAAAGTTTAAGTAAAATCCGTTAGTGCCATAAGTTCCTGCATAACGAGCTGGCTGCCATACACCTGTGGTTGAATTTGTAGAACCAAATGATGATGGTGTTAGGGCTTGTCCGTCAATGAAGTTAATTTCATCCATGTAGCCGTCAAAGAAAGCACTTGAGCTTGTATTTGCGTATTGAGCTGCAATATTATGAACTAAAGTATTATTAATAGATGCTTCTGCATTTTGAGCAGGATAATTAGCAGTTCCAAAAGCAGTTATTTGATTACCATTTACATATATTTTTACTCTATTAGATGATGTAGCTTGAGTTGTATCCACAGCTAAAACAAAATGATACCAAGCTGAAGGGTCACGAAATACTTGAGTTGATTCAATATTTACTGATACTGCTCCACCTTGAAAGAATGAAATAGTATCGCTTTTAATTCTAAAGCCATCATAAGTAGGTGAAGTTGTGCCTGCATTAAAAAGACACATATCTGTGCCTCCACCATTTAATGCACCTCGTTTAACCCATGCAGACCATGTATATGTCCTTCTATTGCCAGCACTTGCTGGAGTTCTTGATAGATAAGCAGACGCACTACTTCTAAATCTCAAAGAGTTAGTTAAGTTATATCCACTAGGGCCTGCTGTTTTTGATGCACTAAACATTAGAAGTTTTGTCCGAATACAGAACCATATGTATTAGTTCCGTCCTGATAGAAGTTAAATATATCAATCTTACCTGTAGCTGATGTAGGTGTCGGTGTTGTGCTACTAGCCCATTTTAATGTTGTACCGCCTGCCCATGTTAATGTATCTGCAGCAGCGTAAACTACAATCACAGTAAATGATTTACCTGATGTGCTTGCTGGTAATGTAATGGTTGTAGAACCAGAAGTTGTAATTCTTTGAATTGTACCGTTAGCTAAACTAACTGATGTACTACCCGTTGCGCTAAAGATTGTTTCTGTGTAATTTGTGATTGTAGGATTAGATAATGTTGTAGATGCTATAGGGTTTGCAAATGTCACAACTTGTGAGGCACTAATAGAGATTGCCGTGACTCCACCTGTTTGAATATTTAATACCCCCGAGGCATCTGCTGTGGTAACTACTCCTGCAAATCCTGTGGTTTGTGCGTTTATGGTTGATGGCATTTGTTTCTCCTTTAAAGTACTAGATAACGACTGCCTGATGGCACCGTTACTGTTGCTCCACTACCTACCGTTACAGGACCTACGCTCAATGCATTTGAACCTGACGGAATCGTATATGAAGCTGCGATTTGTGAATTATTGACAATTATACCATTAGTTGCATTAACTACTGCGGCTGTTCCTGTTGTTGCTGTCGGAAGACCTAAATAACGGCATGATATATTGTCAGTACCTGCTGGAGGTGCTGTTGAGAATGTTAAAGTAGTTCCTGATACTGTGTATGTAGTAGGGTCCTGAACTACACCTGATATAGCTATAATCACCGATGCTGAATTAGCTGGTGTTACAGACATTGTAAATACTGTTTGAGATCCTGTACCGTTAAAGTCTTCTGATGTAATTACTGCTGCAGTATTGACTGCGCCATAAGCTATAACTTCAATCACATCACCTACGTTAGCGCCTGTGGCTAAAACAATTGTAGTTCCATTAGATGCTGTATAGTCTGCAATAGCTAATTTAACACCGTTTCTATAAACTTCTACTAAGCCTACAGTATAGGTCACTGTAAATGTTGTCTGACTTGCTGTCGCTGTAAAATCTGTTTTCGTATATGAAACACCAGAAGCTGTATTAGCTACCCATGATGGAATGCCTGACGCTACACTTAATACATAACCATTAGTACCTATAGGTAATTTAGCTAATGTATTTGTAGCTGATGAATAAATAATATCACCAGTCGTGTAAGAAGTTAGTCCTGTACCACCTGATGTAGCACCTAATGTACCTGCTAAAGTTACAGCACCTGATGTAGCTGTACTTGGTGTGAGTCCACTTAAAGATGTTTGGAATGTAGTAACTGCTGAGCCTGATAAAGAACCCCATGTTGGAGCTGATCCTGTATTACCTATTAAAACTTCTCCTGTAGCTCCTGCCGCTGTCACACCTAATGCAGATGTACCGTTACCATATACAATACCGTTTGCTGTAAATGAAGTAACATTTGTACCACCCGCTGCTACGGGTAATGTACCAGCAACTAAAGCTGAGCTTGATGTTGAATATAAAGCATAGTTAGCAGAACCAAAAGTAGTTAGTCCAGTACCGCCATAAGCAGTACCTATTGTGCCACCGTTCCATGTACCACCTGTAATGACAGAAGTGCCAAGGTTAAAAGCGTTCGTACCAAACGTAACGCCTTCTGGAAGATAAGCATGTAAATCCCATGTGCCACCAACAGTAGCATTAACAGTTAAAAATACTGCCCCAGCTCCACCAGAAGGGATTGTTCCAATAGCCCCAGTAGCATAATCTTGAAGCGTTAGGGTTCCAGTCGCCATGTTATTAAACAGAAATGCTACCCCAGTAGACAGGGTGGTAGCATCAGGCATTGTGTATGTTTGATTACCAGTACCAGAAAGCGTGTGAATATAACTTGATGCTGTAGTTAATGCAGTAACACCGCCAGCGGCTGATGTATTTGTATTAGATTGATTAAGCCTGTTTACAGCTACGTTTTGATTAGCATCTCTTAACATTACAGAGTTAGCGCCAGATGATGTAGTGACACCTGTTCCGCCATAAGCTACACCTATAGTAGAACCATTCCATGTACCAGAACTAATAGTGCCTAATGCACTGACATTACTTGAACTATCTAGGTTAACTGATTTACTTGAGGGGTATGTAACAAATACATTGACTACACCAGAGAATGTAACCGCAGTATTAGAATTGCTTGAGGATAGAATTGTGTTACGAGTTAATGTAGGCCCCGTAGTAGAGTAAGTACCAATACCTACTTCCCAGTTACCTGCCGCATCTGTCGCAGAATAATAGGTTGTGTTTCCGTTACCAATAACGGCAAAGGATTGGAACCCTGCAACTGACGCTGTTAGGGTAAAGCTGACTGTGGTGTTAGCCGTACCCTGTTGCTGGACACGATCATTTAACGCAAGAGCCATTTAAGCTCCTTAGCTAGTAGCTGTTGTAGAGTATGTAACGCTTACTGTATCGCCAGCTGTTGTAACTTTAGCTGTTGTAAATGCACCTGCTGAGTACAACACACCGCCAGTATTAGATTGAGCCGATGTAGCACCAGTACCTGTTACCAAGAAACATCCGCCTACTGTACCGCCAGCACCTGTAATTGTATAAACAATTGCTGTTGCTGCAGATGTAGTTACGTTTGATGGTGTTGAACCTGCTGATGTTGCTGATGCAAACACTGCTGTGCCACGAACTGCCGAACCACCTACTGTGTAGTTAGTAAATTCTGTCCAGCCAGCATGTGAGGTTTGTGTGTCAGAACCTGTACCAAACGTTGGTGATGCGCCTGAAATAAGACCTAAAAATGGACCTGTTACAGAATATGAAGAACCTTTTAATAAGGTATCTAACATGAGTTGCTTACCTACAGCGTTTACTAGATTAGGAAATGAATCTTCCCATTTTAAATTACCATCTTTGTCATGACATTTTACTTCATAAAAACCTTCAATACCTACAGTTTCATTAGCAGCAGCACCAGCATTTAGCGTGATGGTAGCATTATCCCCAAATCCACCTTTTTCGTTTTGATTCATAATTACTCCTTAACTTATTCTTAAAATGGCACTTGTTGAATTTGCCGTTGGAAATTGCACTGTGAAACTAGTTGTTGCTGTTTTATCAGAGCCAAAATTTAATACAAAAACTGCCGCATTTGTAGTGCTATTATAAACTAAAGCACCCCTACAAGTAAAATTTGCTGGGGTCCATGTGACGTTAGCAAATGATAAGTAAGCTGTATTATCTTCTGTATCTGAAAGTATTGTCGTAGGGGTTAAAACTACCCCTCCAGCCGCATATCCTGTGCCTGTAACCTCATTAGTTGTGGTGTAGGCGGTAGTAGCATCACCTAGATCTGCTAATGCGTTATAAAGGGCTATTTTGTATGTATATGGTGTACCTGTATTAAAGTTCTCAAGACCTTTAAGCATGTTAGATTTAAATACTGTACAAGCGGTTTGGGTTATCATGTATTAACTCTAAGTTTAGTCTGGCCATCACGGTATGCATCACCTCTTTCAAGGCCGTCACCAAGACGTTTAAGTTGTTGCACAGCTTCTTGATACTTATCTTCGTAATTCTTAATAACATCTGGCTCTTGCTTTTGGAAGATCATAGCTTCACGCATAGAACCATAAAATAGTACTGGATCATAATTATCACCCAGCCATGAAGTTCCAGTTGAATTAGATACACCAGTTACAGTTGCAGTAAATCCAGAACCAGCGCCACCTAAGTTTGCTGTAGCGGCACTTAATATATTGCCTACTACATAGAACTGACCACCTTCATTTAAAGTGATTGAGCTCACTGCACCAGATGAATTAATGACAATAGTAGCTGTAGCACCAGATCCAGAACCACCAGTTAACGATACGTTTTCGTATACGCCAGGAACATATAATGATCCTACTGTGGTTACGGCTATTAATGTAATTTGACCTTGCACAATGGTAGGGGGGTAATAGTAATAATGTAATTCAGCATTATAACTTGCATCAGGCGTTGGCCCTAAAATAAGAGATAGCTCATTAATAGCACTATATTGAGACCCAAATAAAGCATAATGAGTTGGCGTTCCTGTATCAGTAGGGCTAGGAAAAGCTTGTCTAATATAGTTTACATCTTTGTTTAAAAGATATTCATACGTTCCATCTGGATTAATAACAGCAAAAGAATATGTAGATAACCAATCGTTTGGAAGTGATAAGTATTTATTGCCAGATGTCAAAGTACCTGTAACGTTTTTACGTAACGAAGGTAATTGAACTGAATTATAAATACGCTCTTCAGCTTCTTGAACAAAAACAGGTATATTAGCTACAAAAAGTTGTTCTGTAGTTTCCGCATAATCTTGTATTGCCTGATACAGTTGAACGTAGTTCATTACTAGCCTTGTTTACCGCTAATCTTACGACCTTTAGTAGCTGCACCATATCCACGCATTTCTTTAACACCGTATGGATTTACTTCGCCATAATTACCTTTGCTAACACCACCAACAGACATATTCATTTTGCTTATTCCGTTACCAGGCATAGCTACCGCTTCTTGTTCTGTGCCATTTGGATTAGTCATAGGTTGTTTATAAACACCAATATCATTACCACCGCCAGAAGGATATTTAAATCCAGTATAGGCACTAGCATCTTTATTCTCTTTAGCGTGACCTAAAGGATAAGCTTCTGCTGGTGTCACTGGAACTTTGCGTTCTTTAGTCATAATTATTTACCTTTTTTTTGATTCATTGCTCTTGCTAAATTGCGTCCAAGTTTCTTCATAGCTAATGAAGTTACTGAAGATGCGCCCTTAGAACCTTTACCAGATTGAATTGCAACAGTAGGTCCTGAATCACCTAGATTTTTGCCTTTAGTTTTACCTTGTTTGGTAATACCATCAGCTCCTGATTTAAATGCCATTTTGTTTCTCCTAATTAAGTTGTGACAATTGTTACATCGCCTATTATAACATTACTTATAAGGTGGTTAGGCGTTAATAAAGTATCAAATGAACTTGCTCCACCAACTGGATTCCAACCCCACTCAATCTGACGGCTACCATCTTGAGGATAACCATTATCTTGAATGTTGAAAGAATTGTTTTGCCCAGTTTGTAAACCAGTATTACCAGACACTTGATAAGATACATCTGGTCTTGGTTCACGTACTGCTTGTGGATCATTTACAGGATACATGCCAAGCAATAACTGTGGCTGATCTGGTTCCCAGCATTCTGGGCATACCTTAACGCTAATTTGCTTTGTTTTAAGTATAAGCTTTCTTAATTCTTTAAGCTTATAACGCTGACCACATCGGTCACATTCGGCAATTGAGTGTTTCCCACTGGAATACTTGGTAGCCATGATTACCTTATATAAGACATATTTCTAGGCACAAATCTAATCGGTGCCTTTTCTCTGTCCTCTTGAGATGCTAGATCCCATTGTTTTTCATAATCTGATTGTAAGAATGCTACTCTATTTGGATCTACTGCAGGTGATTTAACAGATAAATAATAAGCTAATCCAGCTACCATACATGGTAAGAATCTAAATGGAATATCATTCACTGATACGCCAGTACCAGCATCTTGCACTCTACGCATTCTCCAGTAAACAAATACATATTGATTGCCAGGAGAATTAGGAGTTGGCCATACATTAACGCTTGGCAAGTTTTGTATTGTAATATAGTTAAATGGACTTGCTGTAGCTACATGAACTGCTGCAGTTGTATTGTTTTGGCCACGAGCACAATTTAATAATTGATTAGTAGCGTTATCTACATTTGGATAATAGATAGTTTCGTTATCAATTTTAATAAATCCAGCTGATGCAATGTTAGATACATCGCTTAATGTAATTGTGGTATCTGTAGCACTAATAGAAGCAGATAAATATACAGTGCTTTCATTAGACATACCAGACTGTCTATTGATCCATACTTGGATAGGACGACCTGTAGCTAACTTATTAGGAATTGTAGAATAAGTATCTTCTGATATACGATTAATATTAATATCTTGTTGATTAGGTCCACCGTTGCCAGTACGAGTAATCATACTTAGTAAGTCAATAGTATCCACTGGAAGAGCGTAAGTAGGTTGCCCTGTAGCCATAGTGATTTGACCTTCTTCAATAGTCCAAAGGTTAATACCACGATTAGCCCATTCAATCGTTAATAGATTAAGGCTTCTTCTAGCGGTTCTAAAGTCATATCCAGTTCTCAATTCTAATCCACAACGTTCAAATGCCTCTTCTATGAGGTCATTCATGTTTAGATTAAATAAGCTGGTTCCTGTAGTTTCAGCCATTGTTTACCTATTTTTGCAAAATACGCAAATTTTTAAGTTTCTTGATGATTTTTTGCACAAATTTCTTGATCATATATGCCTTTATTTTTTAGCTGTTTTAGCAGCTTGTTTAAATTGTTTTGCTGTAGGTGCACCTTTAGTGCCAGGCTTACGCATCTTCTCACCAGAACCTTGAGCTATACGTGCCTTCTTAGCGTGAATATTGGCATAGAGGCCGACCTTGCCACCTTTAGCATATTGGGTAAAGTCCGTATCATCTCTACGAGCTTTCTTTTTACCCTTAGGCATTTTAGATGGAGCAATATCACCCATACCACGAGAGGCTCTCATTATGCTCTTGTCTTTCCACGAATAGCACAACCATCAGCACGTTTAGAAGCTGAAGATACTTTGCCACCTTTTTTATAATTCTCATCAAACTTTTTAACTTCTGTACTTGTATCATACATAGCTTTATTTTTACGATAAGCATTAGGGTCTTTCATTTCTTCAACCTTCATTTGCTTCTCTTCAATCTTAGCTTTTTGTTCACCAGAAGGAGGAGTAATATCCTTAACAAACTTCTTAATTTTTTCCATGATAGCCATGATTAAATGATCCTGCCTTTAGATTTACCTTTAACAGCAATACCATTAGCTTTTGCTAATTGAGATGCTTTTCCACCAGAAGCGTAACATTTGCCACCTGATTTAAGTGATAACTTAGTACCTTTACCACCTTTGTGTTCTTGCATGTCATGTTGTTTCATAGCTTTTTTGATCATTGCTTTATCTTGCGCTTTATCTGATTTCATAGTTTCTCCACCTTTTTTCATTGTTGGCATTGCTGGTGCAGCAGCCATAGCAGCCATTGGATTAACAGCTGGTCTAGCTACTGCTGGGTTTACAGCTAGTGCTGGGCGCTTCATTGCACGTCCCATCATCATAGCCATTCTTGGGTTAGTTGATCTTTTTTTCATAATTTATCCTTAGTTACATTTCCAACGTTTTAAAGAAGCTGCTTTACGAGTAGGTCTGCCTTTTTCATCTTTCATGGGTCCAGGCATTCCAGACATTCTTGCACAGAAAGATCTTTTACGAGCACCACCTTGTGGTTGTGGAGCTTTTAAATTAGATCCTGTAGCAGCGTTATATTTAGCACGGCCTTTAGCAGTTAATCCAGCACCTTTAGACACTGGTAACTTCTCACCACGTCCTACAGCTAAAGATACACCACCTTTTTTAAACTTCTTACCTTTGTCAGCTTCTGCAAAGTCTTTACCTACCGATTGAGGTATACCAACTTTTTTAGCAAACTTAGGATTATGAGCAACTGCTGTCATAAGTTTATGTTGAGCTTTAGATTTACTTGGCATTACTTACCTAACCAGTGAGTTACCATCCAGCTTATAACGCCTGAAAGAACAGTAGCAATAGCGATAAATACTTTCCAACCGCCTTTAATTTCTTCTAAAGTCTTTTCAATACTATCAAGACGTTTTTTTAACTGATTCATATCTTCCATAATAGTATCTACATCAGATTGAATATGTTTAATTTCTACACCGTGTTCCGCTAATTCACGTTCGTTGCTCATATATTATCCGTAATATATTTGAATAGCTTCTACGTTTGACATATAAGCATAAACGCCATTAAGTACACGGACGCCTTCTCCTGGAATAATAGGAGCATTGTTATATGTGTCGCCTGCAGAAACATTATAAGTTAATAACCATTTTGTAGAATACACTGCTGCTGGAGTAGCTGTAATTGTTCCAGTATTGATATCAGTTAAAGTAAAAGTATCAGCGCCTGTTCTGGTAATTGTGTAATTACCATCTGTAGCTGCACCGCCTGTACCTGATTCAAAATGAATACCAATAACATCTCCTGTGTTCAATCCATGAGCTACTTTAGTTACAGTTACAGTTGTACCTGAACGACCATAAGTAACACTAGATGAAACTGGCGTTGTTAGTGTATCAAATAAAACTACATATCCCGCAGTAGCTGTACCTACATATGACACACCTTTAACACGAGACGGGAATTTTATTAGGAATCCACTTTGATCTATGTGACCTTGTTTTACATCATATTGCATTGCCATAATTAATCTCCTTAAATTATAAACAAGGGGGAGTTAACCCCCTTAGATTAATTATTGTGTGTTGTATGTTGCACGGTCATCAGATTGAGCGTATTCAATTGTAACAAAACCTGTACCAGCTGTAGGTTGACCTACTGATGTTATTGTAGCAATAATAGCTGAAGAAGCTTGTTGGCCATTAGATGCTGCAACATCAATTGGAGTTGATTGCATATTGGTTAATTGTGCTGTTGTAAATGTAGGAGTTGTACGACCTGTTGTTTTAGCATTAACACCAGAAGCATACTCAGTACCAGCTGCAGTTTTACCAACAGTTAAAGTAGCTGATGTAGCTGAGTCATACGCTGTAATAACATCAACAACAATATTAGTAATTTTAGATCCTGCTGGAACATATAATGTTACGCTTTGAACTAATGTTGCATCAAAAGTAAATGCTGTTTGTTGTGTTAATACTGTTGTACCAACGTTCTTGTATGGAGTGTATCTATTTGTGCCTGATTTGACTGGGCCTGAGAATGTAGTTCTTGACATGATTTTTCCTTCATAAAAAGTTAGGTTCATTAGTCTTTTATGCGTCTGCCAGGACAGTCTAATAAACCAGGATGTGCCTGGATATGGTTATTTTACAATACTTTTGCCTGTAAACGCTAGTGTTTTTATATACGCAGGCAAATAAAAAAGGCCCTAAGAATAGAGCCTTTTCTACCATCAAATGCTTAATTAAGCACCTGGTGAACCGAACATACCTAACGGATCTGACCAACCGAATGAATAACGTTCACGTGATTTATAACGTACGTTACCTGTATCGAAGTCACCGTCCATTGAATTGCTTAATGGAGTACGAACAAAGTGTTTCATACCATTAGGAACGTCAGTTGTTAAATACCAACCGTTAGCGTCTGTCAAGAAGTGGTTAATTGTATAACCTTCTGGGATAGAGCCATTGTTCTTAATAGCATTGATATCATTGTCAGCTGTACCAACACGTAACTCAGTTTCTAACAAGCGAGTTGCAACGAATTGCAATGCTGGTGGAACGATAAGTTTTTTAGGTTTAGCTGCAATTAATAGACCACGCTCATCAGTCCAAGCTGCGATTTGAATAACTGCATTTTCCAATGAAGTTTCGTTCAAGTCAGCTGCTGTTGATGGAGTGTTACTATTTGTACCGCCTGAAACAAGTGGATGGTCAGTAGCAAATAAAGCCTTGCCGTCACCACCAGCGTATGAAGAACTGAAGCCGTTATTAATAACTGCAGCAGCCTTAACTTGTTTTGTGTAAGCCATAGCTCTCGCTAAGGCCTTTGTGTAACGAGCTGATAAAGAATCATATAAGTTATCTTCAATAGCTTCTTCAGTTAAGCTGAAGCCAAGAGCGATAGTTTCATGATTGTATCGAGCTGTCCAAGCTTCTTGAGCATTGTCATAAGCGATAGAAGTACCTTCGTTTTTGACTGGTGCTGCTGAGAAGCCTGAAAGTTTTGTTTCTTCTTCGAATGAACGCTCAGAAGTCTCTGTTTCGTAGATTTCTTTATGTTCTTCGCCATATCTTGCGTACTCTAAACCGAATAGCGCATTAAGACCTGGTAATAGCTCTTTAAGGAGCTGTGCACGTGAAATAGCCATGTTCTAATCTCCTTTTATTAAGCTGTGTAATTGGTGCCTGTTAGGGCAGTCAATTGTGGGTTGTTAACTTTTACAATTACTTCTGGATAAAGTGTTGTACCGCTTGATACATAAGCTGTATCTGGAACAAGCGCAACTACTCTCCATGGTAATGTAGTAGCAGAACCTGTACCAGTTCCAGGAATTACACATGAAGACTGTGCATTACCTGTTGTAGTAGATCCTGTACCGTTTTGGATTTCTGCTAAGTTTGCACCAAGGATAGTTGCATTAGCACCAACTACTACTGTAGGAGTGCCTGATGCTGTTAGTGAAACTTTGTAAGAAGCTGAAGCATCAACCACTACATAAGCAATAGCATTAGTAACGCTAGTACCTGGATAGTATTGAGCTTGAACTGTCTGACCTGATGAATTGGTGTATTGAAAACCTGTTGCAACACCGACAATAGTGCCAGTAGTTGTTGCGCCTGATAATTCAATAGTACCGCCCGCTACGAGTTTAACTGAAGAACCGTTGTAGATAGGTGTGTTGTAAGAACCACTAATCTTATACTGTAATGTTGCACCAGCATAAGGCATACCATCATAACGATTAATCGCTTCAAAACCGTAGGGAGAATTAATGGTTGGATAAGCCATGTTTAAAACTCCTTAAATTAATAAATTAACCTTTGCCAAAACTAGTGCTAGATTTTCTCTCATTAAATAGAGGCATTCTAGGGTCATTTTGACGCATAAGATTATTGTCTACAGCGTCTGTTTGAGATTGCGTTTGCTTCTCATAGTACTCTGTTCTTTGCTCGACTAATTCAATAGGTGTCTTGCAAAGTAATAATCCGCCAATCTCGATGTTGTCTTTATAACGACTATCGGGATCAACTAACAGTTGAAATTTAGGTTGCTCTTCTGCTCTTACAGGTTCCCAGCCTTCTCTAAGTTTAGAACTGAGATTGCGTGGGTCTGCTGAGTTCAGCATTGAAACTCTAATCCATCTGTACGCAAAGCCAGCTTGTTTATCTGGTTCTGGTAACAATTCAGGAGCTTGCCACTGTTTAGGGCGCTCATCCTGTTGACGGGTATCTACTTCACGGGGAATTCTATTTTCAGCCATTTTGGGACTCCAATTTAGTTAATTCCAGCGCATATTGCTCTGGAGAAAGTTTGAACTTTTTAGCCAAAGCTAATTGTGTCTGCGTCAGTCTAATCTTTTTTGGGGATGTAGAACGTGTAGCAGGCGCTACTACCGTTGATGGTTTTTTAACAGAGTCTTTGGTCTCTGAGTTATTATCGCCAGCAAACTTCTCTGGGAATCTTTTACGCATTTCGGTATCTATAGCGTTCCAGTATTGATCAGAGCCAGTTGTGACTCCATCACGTTCTAGTCGTCTATGAATACCCATTGCGAGGAAACTCATATCGTCATCAACACCATACCAGCTGTTTTTGTCCAACCAGGATTGGGTTTTTGAATCCAATCGTTGCGGTTGTTGTGACTGTTCTGGTATTTTTACCTCATTTTCAGCTGTTTGTAAAGCACTTTCATCATATTGAGGTCTATAAGACTCAACTTCATGAACTTTAAACTTAGCTTCTGTGAGTTTTTCTTGTGCATCTACAACTTTATCAGAATCACCAGAATCATATGCTTCTTTATAAGCGATTCTAGCAAGCTCTAATTGTCGTTCTGCACCTTCTTTAGCGTTAGAAACATATACTTTTTCACCTTCTGTTAGACGGCCTCTAAGTTTTTTAGTTTCTTCTACTAATGATTGTGCTACACGAATTGCTTCTTGTTGCTCACGTAATGCTTGTTCTTTTTCTCTACGCTCATCATTAATGAGTTTTTTCATTTGAAGTAAACGTTGTTTAGCTTCTTTTGAATACTGTTCAAGATCATCATTTTCAATGTCTTTTACAATTGCTTCTGGTAGTGGTTGAGCGTTCTTTTGATCTTCTTCAGGACGATCATCCACTATTTCAATTTCAATCTTTTCTTCTGCAGATGCTTCTACTTCTGGTGTTTCATTTTCCATTTCATCTGGAAATTTAAAATCATCATCAGCCATGTTAATTCTCCTTAAATACGACTAATGCCACGAGGATCTTCTACGATACCTTCGACACTATCATCATTAATTATTCGGAATTCCCTGTTATGAATCTTCAAGCGTGTGCCTGAATTAGGGCGGGCTAATATGAAGTCACCAACTTTACACCAAGGACCTGTAGGAAATCTTTTTTCATCCTTGTAGCAATCTGGACCCATTTTAACTACAAAGAATACTGTAGATAAAACTTCTTCATTTCTCATAGTTTCAGAGGATTTAATTAATCCACTGTCAAACTTGTCATCTGCTTCTGGAATCGCACATAAGATACGATATCCTGATACTTCTGGTAACTGCTTTGCTTTTTCCTCATCCGTTTGGGGAAGAGTTGTTGCTTGGTTTACATCATCGGGATTTGAGCCGATTAGTATTTCACTCATCTGAGTTCTCCATTTGTTTATTTAGGTCTTGAATGTATCTTCGTGTAGAAAGTAGACCTGATATCTTTCCGCATATATTTTGGTATTCAGAGTAGTCTTTGGCTACACCAGTACCTAAATGTTCTTCTAAATTTCTTACTTGTATATCTATTTCTCTTAATATTACTTCGTACTCATTCATTTATTTTCCTTGTTTGAAGGTTGTTGGTTTTGTTTTCTTTGTTGATTCTCTTGCATAGCCATTTGAGCTTTTGATCTTCCAATATCTGAACCTAATCTAAAGCCTTCCATTTTTTCTTTTGAAGCAATGTTAGCTTTTTCTGCTTGAGCTTTAGCTGTTACTTGCATGCCAGCAATTTCTTTCTGTGCTGATATACGAGCTTTCTCTAATTCAAGTTGATCAGCTTTTGCTGCCGCATCAATTTGCATTTTCTTCATCTTAATATCTACTTCTTGTGCTTTTAATTGAAGTTCTTTCAACTGCATTTGAACCACAGGGTCTTGCGCTGCTTGTTGTGCATTTTTAGCTGCAATTTCTGTTTGATTTTGATTGAGAAGTTGTTGTGCTGCTGGAACTGCCATACGAGCAATTTGAAGTTCTTGCTCAGGCGTTATTCTAGTATCTTCATCATCGCTATCAAGGTCGTTATATGGGATATTAATGCCCATAGTAAGCTCCATTTGACGTTTGTACTCCATACCTACGTGCTCTGTAATATGAGCTTGTAGTGCTTGAGCAATCATAGGTGCTTGTGGGTTCTGACCAATCGTTTCTCTGATTTTTGGGTCGTTTAACATAGCCATATGTATTTGAATATGGGCTTGATGGTCCTGATACATGAAAGCTTTCATAGGTTTGCTCTTTAAAGCATTCATATTTTCAGTAATTGGATCTAATGGCTTCTCATCTTCAGGTAAAGGTACCAATTTTTCAGCATTTTTGATGCCTAATACTGACAACATCTGACGATGTAGGTATGGTAGGTTGTAAAGTTGAGGTGCTGTTTGTGATAATTGTAAAACTGCTTGGTATTGCACCACTTTTTGACTCATTGTGGCCGCATTTGGGTCAGAAACAGGGATAATATTGATCATCTCATAGTCTTTTCTACGAGCTTTTCTGTTACCTGTCGCTGGTTCGTATGAATAATCAGCTGGAGCGTAGCTTGCAATGATCTTCTTGAGTAATTTAAACTCATTTTTCATCGAAAAGTGCATACGAGCTTGAATAGCTGACATCACTTTGAGCGTTCTCTCTAAGATTGCAAGCGTTGTGCCTACAGGAGAGTTAGCACTCATGTCTGAAACCTTTAAATCACCTGCAGCTGCAAATCTTCTACCCTCTTCAATGATCTGATTAAGTAGTTGAATGAGTGTTTGTGATGGTTCTTTGTAAGGTAATGGCATGATATTGTCTTTCATCGTGCCAGAAGGTACATCTACATCTCTAAATTCGCCTGGAGCAATTGGTGTATCATCACCTTTAACTCTAAGGCCACGAGTTTTAAATCCACCTGGAAGGTTAGCTAGTGATCCAGCGTCTACTAACTGACGTAATATGGATGTACCAGATTTAGCGAAACCTCCGATCAAGTGAATCAAACCAAAAGCATAGAATCCAAAACCTGGAATGTATGCATAATGAACAAAGTGCTGACGTTTTTGGAAAGTCTCATCATCAGGTTCCCAGTTACGTCTTACTGCTAATACTGTCATACTTCCGTATTCAATCGTTACGATATATGGAAGTTTTAAACCTGTCTTATTACCTTTTTCATCTTCATGTTCAAAGCCAGGAAGATCTAAGTCAACTTGCATTTCAATTAGTTTATATCTTGAATCAGTTGTTGCACGGAAGCCTAGCTTCTCTGCAATCTTCTTCTCAACTTCATCTAATGTATTTTGTGGTGCACCTAATTCAACATCACGATAGAAGCCATCAAGTTGAAGTCTTAGTAATTCATTTTCTGTTTTACGCATGACGTGAGATACACGCTCTGCAGTTTCAAGATTAGAAGCGCCATAAGGAACAACTAAATCTTCTGAAGGAACGTAGATAGATACTTGACGATCAAGACCTGGATCTACATAAACCTTTTTAAATCCGTTACCAGAAAGTGCGGTACCCCATAACATACGTTCATGTTCTGAGCGATACTCGGTCATCTTTTCTGTAAGCTCATAGTTCATGTCATCAACAACACGTTCCATCGCTTCTTTTTTCTCTTGTGTTTCTTTTCCAATAATCTCGCCCTTAACAGGACCAGCTGCTGGGAAAGTATCCATGATTGTTTCTGATTGGAATTTAGTAACAGCTTCAGCTA